AACCTACGGGCGTATCCTCAAAACCGCCAGAAATAGAACAAGTAATAACATCCCCCACAGAAGTAATAGTGCCAGGGCCTTCAATTTCTTCCGTAGACCCGGTTAGCCAAACACCATCGAACATTGTAAGTGCCATTTTTTTCTCCTAATTGAAATTATATTTTAGAAACCCTTCATGTGAACCTTGATAAAAAGTGCAGAACAATTCTGCAAACATAACTTTTTTATCGTAGTTAGTTAAACTTACGAGCATCAAAAGTCAGGCCACCTAAACAACACATTATTATCTCCTCAAACCTCTTTTATTTACCAACTACACCATTACTTGATGGAACACAAAGACCAAAACAATTCGTTAGCTTCCGCCCTATTGCTATCCCGCTACAAGCATAGGAACAACAGTCCATATAACACATTAAACTCCCTTATTGAAAGTTATTACATCAAAAACATTCTCTGGATTATATCAGAGATACATACAGTTACATCTACTCCAAAAATTACTATTCCTTGCAATACTTGAATGCATCCCATACGTCACCTATTTTAGAATAAAGAAGGAAAACATGGACACCATACTAGATGAAAAGCCTCAACCCCAGTTTGTATAAGATCAAACAATGGACTGCAATCAAACACAGGTACATTGCCAACGGAACTTATAAAAACATCAGATACAATAACTCTAAAAGGCATTGGTTCCCACTCCTATAGAATACCATGTAAGGCTTCAGTAGCTGCCACTAAAGCATAGGTTGCTCCAGTAGCTACTGCAATTGCCGTTCCCCCAATAACGGAACAAGCAGCTCCAGCAACGATACCAGTAGCTAAAACAGTAGCTAAGCCTATGCCGGTAAAGAAAAACTCCATTACATGCCTCCTACAGCAAAAACAGCAACAATAACAGTCCCCATACCAGCAGCAAAACAACCAGCTCCGCCAGCAATACAACCTATAGCAGTACCTAATAATAGTGTAGCCATTGTGTTATTATCCCCCTATTCCATAAAGAGAAGCTACTGTCCATCCAATCAGTGCTCCAACAGTTCCTCCAAAGCTTCCACCTATTCCAGACGCAATCAGCATTCCAGTAACGCCAAATAAAGTACTTGATGATACAAAGCCTCTGTACATAATCTCCCCCTAAATTAGAATGGCAAAATGAATAAACCGAAAAGTGCCCCAATAGATGTTCCCATGGCAGTACCGACTAAAGTTGTAATAGATATTATCGCACCAGTCATAGTCACTCCCCTTTCCACTATTAAAAGAATATAGATTGCCCAAATAATCCGTAACTTACAAAATCATTTACTAAAATATAACCAGTAATAATTAACTGTTCTGCGTATCCTAATATTGCCCCCATTCGCTACCTCCCAGTATTATTTATCATCAATAAATAACCTAATACCACACATATAGTGTTTAAGCAAGTAATTATATACAAAGAAACAATGTTTTTACTATGCACAACTCTACAACTGCAAGTCCAACAAGTGCAATTTCACCTCCCATTATACATACACTCCAGAATATCTCGCACATTGTCAGTTCTCCACAAATCTATTATAGTATTCGCTCTTTCTTATCTCATACGTAGTGAACCTGTTGCCACAATCATTGCAAACACGCCTACGTCGTATTGTTCTTCCGCCTCTTGCACTACGTGTCTCTCTAACCATATCATTCCAGCTACTACAAATCTCACACCTCATCGGTGTCAACTCCTTCTATGTCGTCTTCTGTAATCTCGCTAGCCAACTCTATTTCTTCGTCAGAGTAGCTTAGCTCTCTTTTCAAGAACAGATCTACAGGAACAACATTCTCAGTTCCTGGAGTACTAACATATTTTACTAATGACTCTGTCCTCATTCTTCCTATCTCTGCTTTATCCTTCTCCTCTAATACTACAAGAGGATCCCATGTAACTGTATAGTCAGTGCTAGGATCAGCAAGAATACCAAGGCTTATTAACCTATCTATAAGAGGAACTAATATTATCTCTTTGGCTACGGATTCTCTTCTATGCTCTATCAACTTAAGCCATGCTCTCTCATCTTGCGTAGAAGCTAGCTCTCCTCTCTCTGATCCAGTAAGCATCCTTATGGGCATTCCAGTAGCAGCAGCAATCATCTGCAGTTGTACTTCTACATGGTCGCTAGGTGAAACAACTTGTGGGGCCAGAGGCTTAATATCAACACCTTCAACGAATAAGAATCGTTGCATGTCATTAATATAGTTAGTTAGCTCTGACTTTATAGCATTTAACTGTGTTTGGTTAACCACGCTATCTTGTAGGGCTTGTGCAGTATAACCTGGCCTTGCTCCCCTCCAATACATTTCAGGAGAGCCACCACAGAGTTTGTCTAAGCCAATGAGTCTGTTGTATATAGGTTCCATGAATGGGATACCATATACTTCGCTTTCTAGTGTATTCTCTGCAACATGTATTACTCTTGTCCAATTAACGTGTTTAGTGGAGGTGCTTGCATCACCAACATTGAACTGTATTTGATACATCAACGGAAGCCCGAATCTTGGAGACTTTGCATCTATATCCCATAAACTTATAGATACTCTATTCTCTGGCAATGCACTTAAATAATTAACTCCCTTAACATTCTCTGCTGGTTGCGAAACATTGTCTGCTGAATCATCAAGGCCTAAGAATAAAACAGCATACCTTCCAAGAGACGCCAATAGATCTACTTTCCTTAGATAGAAATATAGATTTGTTTCATCTGCAAATAGTTTGTAATCTTTCTCAAAGGCTGTCTCTTCTGCTGCAGTTTCAGACACATACGGAGGCGCACCCCATGTTGCTTGAACAGGTGCAGATATAACTCTATGAGCAATGTCCTGTCTCTTGTATCTATGTCTATAATCTTCGTACGATATACTAGTTGGATAGTTTAATGCTTGGTATAAAGTAGACTCATTGGACGAGAACCTATTTGACAACTGCTTCTGTAAACTATTCGCCTTAACCATTAACTGCTTAACTTCATCATCGGTATCGGTACTGGACTCATACCCAGCCATACCGAACAACTTTCCTCTATCAATGCTATAATGCTCAGCAAGCTTTCGTAGCCTTCCCTGAGAAGGTGGGTTTGCATTCTTGCCATTTTCCATAGCATGAATACAGTACCTGGATATTCCCGTACTATCAGCTACTTCTTTTATTGTCTGCTTCCTGTAAGATCTTGCATTCTTTAAAGTATTGGCTAAATCATTCATTTTAATGTCCTATCACTCTAAGCTTCTTACTTCTGTTTAACTTGTCTTCTATGTACCATACTACCATAGCTAGAGACATTACAGTATCATCATGATATCCACTTGCTGCCTCCATCTTTATTCCTCTTCCAGAAGTTATAGTAAAGTTTATCAACTCCTTTATTAAGACATCGATGCACTGTATGCCCTTCGCTAGTTGCAGTTTGCTACATTGTATAGCAACTTGCAACCTTGATATCAATTCCAACTTAGGAACTGTTACTGATCTTCCTGTTGCCCAGTTAGATTTATGTCCACCTGTTATGGTAAGTCCTATTGTATTTATGTCGTAATCATTTAGTAAATCTACCACTGGTCTTCCTACCCCAGTGTAATCTACTATCAACACATACTCGTCCAACTCTCTGTTTTTTATGAACTTTTCTAAGTATTCAACTACATAGACATAACTCATTCTAAGGGGGAACCTGTATACATAAGGAACATTTATAGAAAGAGATCCGTCAGTGCCGAATACCGGCTCAGCCACAGTTAAAACAGTATAGTCGTTTTGCTGTCCCAGATCAAGACCCAATGTGTACTTTACAAACATTCGTGTTGCAACTCCCAACAAGTAAGCCCCAACCTTTTACGGAAGGGGCTTTTTAAGTAATCACATCCAGTGATTATAATGCTAACCCTTCGCTAGAACCAGGGTAGCAATCTCCGCCTATATTTCATGCGCAGCCATTCCAACAAGCATTCTCAAATAAACAACCTGGAGAACTGCCAGCGGCTCCAAGGATCCCCATCCCTTCGAAATCAGGTACAAAGGCAGGACCTGTTCCAATAGCAGTTCCTATATCTCCCCAAATTACATTAGTAACATCATATGGTAATGTAACAGGGTGAGTTATTATATTAGGAAAGTCCGGTGGTATTACTGTTGATACAGGACAGACGTTAGGCAAACAAGGCCTCTCCATTATTGGAGCTGGTCGTGTTGGTGTTGGTGCTGGTGTAGGTGCAGGAACTGGACAAGTGGGTGGACTCATACTCGCTGCTTTAATACCAATCCCGTCGACATAAGTAGGCATATTCAATGGATTAACTGTCCCGCCTTGAGGAGGAACGATTGGTTTAATTGGTAGGTTATTTGCTGCCAATGACAATATGTGTGAGCTATTAACCATTCTTCTTATATTATTGGGACTAGATGGTGGTGGTGCCATTCCACCTTGTTGAGGAGGATCAGCCATCATAGCACCAGATACTTCTACGTCTGGAGAACATGGCGCTTCCTCTCCGATTATATCCTCTATCTTCTTTTCTAGCTCATCAACTTCATCTACAAGGTCTATAACAGTATCTGTTATGTCTCTATACTTGTCTACATCTTCTTTTGTACATCCTGCAAGAGAGCAACATGCTACAACTGCAACCATAGCTACCACAAGTGCCCAAGCTATCTCTTTTTTTACTTTATAAATAGCATTAAAAAACTTATCCATACTCATCTCCTATTAACCAGTAATCCCAAACCCAGGGGTAGGTGATCCATCAGGTATCAATTGAATTGTTATAGGTGGAGTTACAGTAGGTGGATTAACTACAGGTGTGGTTACAACAGGAGGAGTAGTTCCTATTGTTCCGCCACCAGAACATCCCCAATCACCGCTAGCTCCAAAACCAGGAGTCAATGTTGCATGCGCCTTCTGTATTACACCAACGAAAATTCCTATGGCTATACAACAAGCTACTGCAAAAAGTAATAAACATCTTCTAAAAGAATTAAGTTTACTAAACATATACCCTCCATTGTTTTTTGGTTACTTTCTTAAACTATATTCCTCGCTCTTATTTAAATCACAATATATAACTATACTATATGGTCTAGATTCTTTATGTTCATACAAAGGACATCTATAAACGATATACTCATTCTTCTCTTCATGTGGCCTGACAATTGGATACAATTCCTTTACCATCCTTGCACCACCTGTTGCAGCAGCATTTGTTCTAGCTCCAGACGATAGTTTAGTATACCCAACACTACGAAACACATTGTCAATCTCATCTATGAACTCAAACACGACTATGCGCTTTTTATCCATAACGGTGAATCGCACACCTTCGTATTCGTGCAACTCGAACTCATTAGTCGCTACGGTATTGAATATATAGGTTGTCTTCTTTCCAAATGTAACAAATGGATGCCCGTTTTTCCAACCATCTAAGCCCATACTTCCACCTCATCAGTTATACATTTAATTATGTCGTCATAAGAGAATAGCTGAGTTTCATTGTCAACAAACTCACAAAAGTATTCTTGCTTAACCCACCATTCACCCATTCTCTTCATTTCAGTATTTATAAAATCATCAGTTATTCTCGGACAGTCACTTGCAGTTATCTTTATCTTAAACCAGTCATCATCACCTACCCAAGCCTTATGGAACCATCCCTGCTTACCAAAGGGGGTAGTTAGGGCTAAGATCTTACCTCTTGATATGGCTAACATAGGGCGTACTGAGTTGTACAATTCCTCTCCTACTCTTGATGCTTCATCTATTATAATAAGAGACACGGCTGAATAAGCACGAATAGTATCCTCTCTACCAGGTAGGCTTAATATTCTACTGCCGTTATCCAACTCTATCTCTGATTGGTTTTCCTTGACAATTGCCAAGACAGAGGAGACGAAAGGAACTCCAACCTTTACTTTCCTTAACAACTCCTCAGCTTGGCGATATGCTTTTGATACGATTATTACTAAAGAATTACTTTTAAAAGCAGCCTGATGTAATGCTAGGGTAGCACTAACTGTTGACTTCCCAGACTGTCTTGAGCAGAGCAACAGAGACTCTTGAGGAAAATTATCTAATAGACCAATCTGCCAATCATCTGGCTTCATGTTAAAAGCCTTATACATGAATAACGATGGACTCATGGATGATGCGACAAAATCTTTTAGACTAGTCTTTTTCATCTTAAAATATCACAAGTTGTAGGACAACTAGAACATGGAGGAATACTAGTCATTACTATTCCCGATCTATATATATTAGTAGGAGTAACGAAGCAATCACTTAGCTTGTCTGCTAGTTGATAAACGTTTAACTTACTTACGTCTATGATATGAGCATCGTCGGCAGGCACAACCCAATTAGAGTCTTCATCCCTGTCATTTAGAGCTTTAGCAACGCTTTCTTTACTCTCTCCGTACGCAGATCCTTCGTACTTATGTCTCCATCCAACCCTTGATTCAAAGTCGGACTTAAAAAAGAACTTTACGTCTGCCTCTGGAAACACTGCAGTTCCCATATCTCTTCCGTCAGTTACTACGTCAGACCCTCTGACTTGCGTCCTAAGGCATTCTTCTACAGCAGCCCTTACAACAGGATAGACTGATAGCTTAGAAGCGCATAGAGTGGTAGAGGGACTTGTTAGTTCTTGCTCTATATACTTAGTTATTCTTGTTTCATCTCCATGAGCATGTCTTTCTATAGATGACCCAAGCCATTCAATCTTATCTGAAGTAAACCTCATATCCGATACTATCAACGCCATCTTAGAAAGCCTTGGAGGATTACAATCCTTCTTTCTTTCTAATACTTCTACTGCAAGCGCTCTGTATACTAATCCACTGTTTATATGTTTATACCCCAGTTTATTCGACAATATATAAGCAACTGGAGACTTCTTTGTTGCTGCCTTACCGTCTATAGTAATTATCATGTGTTCTTTCCCCATAGTTATCTAACTATTATTGGAGCTACTTCTGTCATTGACATAGTAGCTACACTTGTTGTCAATGCTCCATCTATTGTTAACATTCTTTTCATTTCTGGTTTTAAATAAGTTTCAGTTACAGACTTCATCTTTCTGGTATCTTCTTTCTCATCTGGATCATACCAGAAGTTAGCCGTGTAGAACGATACTCCTGTTAGTCTAAGCTCCACTCTTACACCAGCTACCTCATATCCTCCCCACGCATTGTGTCTTGCCGAATCAGAAACGTTCTTTGTAAACAATGACAGAGTAATATTGTTATGTCTTAATAAGTCACTAAATCCAACTAAATCAAACTCAGACATCTTCGGTGGCTTGTTTTCGTATAACTTTAGAAAAGTAGTCTTGTATACGCCAGCCTCTATGTAATCTGCCCAAGTATTAGTTTTTATGTCGTTGGTTGTTATCATCTTTTAACCTCAAGGCTATCACTGGTTGCAACTACCTATCTATGCTATCCTTATTACTGGAGATAGTTCCGTCATCCTTGCAGAAACTATCCTGGAAGTTAGCGCTCCTGATAGGTCTATCTTTCTCTGCGACTCTACGATTCCATCTTCCTTCTCCATGTATCTCATTTTCTTTGTAGTAGGCATCTTATCTGGACTATACCAAAAGCTAACTGAACAAAAATCAGGGCCAAAACACCTTAGGCATATACTAATACCTGATATATCTTTATTGGGCCATAGAACATGGGCAGTATCTGGTACGTTTTCTGTAGAAAGATAAATATCTATCGCGTTGCTTTGACTAATATCCTTGAATCCAGAAAGATCAAACTTGTTAAATCCAGGTGGATCATTCTTGTATATACTTAGAAACCTATCCTTAATCTCACTCTTGTCCACATTCGAAATCCAACGGCTTCCAGTATCTCTATTTTCTACCATTATCAGTCTCCTGCTCTGCAATATGATATAACATCTCCTTTTTTAAATGCTCTGTGGTAACCTCTTTCCTTCCGCTGTAGTCAAATTCGCAGTCCTTGATGTTTTCTGCGCAACTAGACCTAGAAATATCTTTATCGTACACTTCTCCATTACGATAGCATTCGTTTGTTATTGCATTTCTAACTGGACAAAATATACATTTTAAATCTAACATATTATTCTCCCTATGAAGTCCAAGTGTAAGTACATATGTTTAATGTAGGGCCACAACTAATGCGATACCTCTTGTCTGCTTTACCGTAAGGCTTTGAAGAGCAGAAAGAATATGACAGCCTATTAATCCAGTTCGACAAAGAAACGCTACGTATTATCATTGCTACATAGATACCCCTTGCCTCTTTACCTATGCTTGCGAAAGTATCGTTATGTTGTGCATCTGGATCAAACTTTAAAGACAGCTCTGATCTTAGGTCAGAAGTAGTTAATACTAAGTCTCCTAACTGTTCTGACATTAGTGATGTAAGGCCACACAACAAGTCTTTCTGACATTCTGGCTTTAACACTATTACTAATTCTTCTGGTTTTCCTTTTACGTCAACCGTCTTTACATCTACGTGTGATAAAGCTTCCAATACAAATCTTTGTACTCTTTCTTGTTTCATAACACAGCCACCTTATAACATTAATAGTTAAATTATTCTTATAAGTTACTATCAAGTGCCTTTGCTACTGCTAGTTTTGCCTCTGGGAAAGGTTCAAGCGCTACTAATATTACGGCTAACGTATCTTTCCAGTCTGTCTCATTTGTATCGTCTAAGACAAAAGCAGAAGCTTTTAACACCATCTCCAGTATCTGTCTTGCTTCCCTTATTGCAGCTAGTCTGAGCTTGTGCTTTCCTGTTTCTTCGCACTCAGCCATTACCTGCAAACAACTTGTATACAATACCTTAATGTTTTCTGAAAGAGTAGAAACGTTTAACTCAACTCTTTTTGCCTCTATAGTTGATGGCAATCCAGCTCTTTCCGCTGTAGGAATGGATTTGCCCATTTCCTCTTTGTATCTACGTTTAAGCTTATCAAGTTGTCCTTTCGTTATACCGCATTTCCTGAGATGATTCTCTACTGTTCTTTTATCAAAACCAAATTCATTGGCGATACTATTAATAGATCTACCATCTCTCAGCAAAGCGTCGATAGAGGCACAATGATCACTTAAACAAATATTGCAATAACCTTTTCTATAAGCCATATTTAACTTATACTATGCATGTAGTGTGCTGTCAAGGATTATCAGATAGAAATTGACAAATAATTTAGGCTAGAAAATAGAAATCCTCCCGACTTTTGCGTTAGAAGGGAGGACTTCTACTCTCTTAGGAGGTAGAGACTTTTTAAAACAAACTTATAGTTAAGCAGCAATGTACACTACATACAGAGTGTTGTCAACAATTATTTATATCTTTAAAGAAAAAAAACTTATAAGTTGCTGATATAGCAAAGCCCCATAATCTTTGTTAGGCTAGTTAAACCAAAGAGAACAGGGCTATGCAGGGAATAAGTCTTTATCTACTTTGCAGACTACTATACCGATCTACTAAATACAATGCTTATTTATAAATAAGAAAATGGTTGTCATTCCAGCAGTATAAAATATTTATATTTTATATATATTCTTTCTTCTCTCTTCTTTCTTCTACGTGTTACATTGATGTTACATTTCCGTTACACCATCCTAAAGACCACTGATACTGCAATTCTTAACCATAGGTTTAACTATTTTTAAGAAGCTAATCATCTCATCTTCCGGTATGAAAGGATTTTCACCATTGAAGAAACCCTTGTTTAATATACAAGCTACGTTTCTATTATATGGCTGCAAGGTATATCGTTTAGCATCTTTTATTAAATAACATATTTGTTTTATTGTTTCTTTGTCTATTAAAGAATTGACACAAGTAGTTCGAAACTCATAATCAGTAGCACTGCTCATAAGTATATCAATACTCCTTCTTACTGCATTCACAACATTTGTTTCAGCCGTGAACGGCCTGTATAGAACTCCTGACGGGTATGTCTTGATATCCATTGAGATGTAATCTATAAGCTTGCGATCTAACAACTCAGATAATACATCTGGTCTACTTCCATTAGTGTCAAGCTTTAATTTATAACCCATCTTCTTTATAGAATAGCATAGATCCAATAAGCCATCATCAATAGTTGGCTCTCCTCCGCTTATTACTATTCCATCGTATATATTCTTTCTTTCTTTAATAAGATCCATTATTTCTTTTACATCCACTCCTTCTTTTTCTTTATTCAATACTGTCTGTGGATTGTGACAGTACGGACAGGAGAAGTTACACCCAGAAACAAACAGGACACAACTTATTTTTCCATAGAAATCATTTAATGATACTTTCTCAATACCAATAATTAACATATATTTCCTTTGGCATATTAAAAAGAAAGCCCCGTATCTGAGGCAAATACGAGGCTCGTGGGGTTGCTCCTTTCGGAGCACAGAAAGAACACATGGCTACCCTATCAATAACATTTTGATAGTCAACTAAATAAAAATAAACTTTTTTTAAAAAAGTACTTGACATCGAACACCGTATGTAGCATATTGTAATCAATCATAACGTAAAACGCTTTCAAATAGGGGGTAAAGATGGAAAAGACTGCTAGACAAGAAACCAACTCAAATGAAAATGTATACGGATTCTTAGTAGGAAAATATGACCTAGAAGACTACTCTAAGAAGATAAGCCAGATGTTGAAAAGAGGAGATGTAATCAACGAAGAATGTCTTACAAATAAATATGGCAGGCTAGTAGAAAACTTAAGGGATCGTACCTTTGAATTAAAAGTAGCAACTGAATATATCTCATCTAGAATATCTAATGTTACTGGAATAATAGAGGTAGCAAAAGTATTAGACGAAACCATTCACGATTTTGAAGTAAACGGACTAGAAATAGACGGTGATGGTCCATTAGATGAAGCTGAACACATTCTATTACGAATAGAGAACATAGACGGAACCTTATTTACTGATAGAGAAAAATGTATATACGCTATGGCCGATATACTTGAGTATTATTTTGAATTAGACGAGGCAAGAGAATTCTTTGACGCTGTATATCTTGGTTATTATGAGAGAGAAGAAAATATCAACGCTAATTAATCTGGGGGAGAGAACAATGCCTAAAAAGACAGTAATAAAAACTCTGACTAAAGCCTTAGAGGAAGGATTGCTACCAGTAAGACCAAGAACGGTGTACGGATGGATACAAGAAGGAAAATACCCTGATTTAATCTTTAAGTTGTTCGGAAAAATAGTAATAGATCTTAGTGAACTAGATAGTATGGTAAAAGAAGCAAAACAAAGTAGAAAGCATTTCGGATGTTCGGGTAATTGCACATGCAATAAAAGATCTCATGCAAAAAAAATTAGGAAAAGATAATGACGATACCTAACATACCCATAACACCAGATATACCAGCACTTAAGCTTGCTGTGATAGCGGACTCCTCAATAGTAGTAGAAACAATAAGATTTCTAACAGATATAATAAGGTTTATCTTTTAAATATAGCGAGGCCGAGATGATCAGAACATACAAGATTACACTAGATGATAAAATGTTAGAAGAACACAAACCAAAAAGGCCAAGAAAAGCAAACAAAGAAATAAAATTAGCCGAGTCTATCAAATTAATGGCTAATGAGGGTTTCGCTCTTGTACTAAACTCATTCATAGCAAGAGAGCGTAGAAAAAGTAAAGTTTTTTGGGAAGGAACTCCAACTTCATTGATTGTTGCTTTGAATGCTGAGAGAGAACACTATTTTAAAGATTGTATTAATATCAGTTATAGACTTTGGCCTAATAATCCTTCTTCTCTGTCAAAAAAATTAGCAAAGATATCCAAAGCTTTAAAAACAAAAGGTATTCATGTCATTTTGGGCCTGAGAGATAGTGTTGGACGCCGTATTACCACAATAAGTTGGGAGCCATCTAATATATATAAAAATAGCAACTCCGATGAAGAGAATGTAGTTTATAGAAATACAGAACCAGACGTATATAAAAAAGAGATTTTACCAAAACAAATTAAGACTGTGTCGTTCAGAGTTCCTGTTGAATTATGGGAGGCCTTTCGTATAAGAGCATTAAAGGAAAGGACTTCGATGCAGAAAATAGTTATAAATCTTATTAATTCGTACCTAGATCAGGAAAAGTTTTAGAGCGTTACTTATAAGGAGGTGTAGAGATGATAAGAAGATACGAAGCAACAGTTGAGGAAAAAGATCACCACACTGTAATATCAGTATCAGAAAGAAACAGAATGCCTATATCAAGTGATACAGTTTATAAAATAGCAGATGATCTCGATGCCTTAACAGAAATAACAAACCTTGTCTTATCAATTAATGATTCTAACAAATATAACTTTAATAATGAAATTAAATAGGGAGAATACAATGTTATTTTTAGCACCTTTTTTATTCTACGCAACAATGATGGTAATAGCATCTGTTATGTAAGAGGAGAGCAATGGAGATTGAAAACCTTTTGGAGGCTTCGGAGGTTGCCTCCATCATAGGGATAAAGAAAGAAACATTAAGGTCATGGAGGGCAAAGAGGGTTGGCCCTCCCTTCATAAAAATACAAAAAACAATAAGATACAACAAGGACGATTTATCTGAATATCTAAATGAAAAAGCTAAGGGGACAACATGTACAACAAAGTAACAATAATCGGTAACTTAGGAAGAGATCCAGAGGCAAAGCAAAGTGGATCTGGAACTGACTTCTCTACATTCTCTGTGGGAACTCAGAATAGAAGCGAAGATAAAACAGAATGGTTTAACGTAGTTGCTTTTGGAAAAGTTGGCGTAGCTTGTAGTGAGTATCTAAAAAAGGGAGATAAAGTATTTGTAGAAGGACCATTAAGAAGTAACGAGTGGGAAGATGGTGAAGGACTTAAAAGAACTAGCTATTCTGTAACTGGAAACACTGTTAAGTTCTTATCACCAAAAAAAGAAAGCTTTGATCGACCTGATGATAATGGGCAGAGAGAGGATCCCTCTTCCCTTACACAAAGTAAATTGGATAAAGACATTCCTTTTTAGAGGTGACATGGGATTCAATCTTGTAACAGAAAAACAAGTGTCAGAAATGTTAGGGGTCACATTAGATACTGTAAGAAGATGGAGGAGAGAGAATCGTGGCCCTTCTTTCCTTACTCTAGGAAAACTAGCACGATACGATAGAAAAGATATAGAGGAGTTTAGAAACAAAAAAAGGAGGAAGAAATGAAAGCAATAGTAATGGCAATAGCATCTTTAATAGCATACCTAGTAATATTAACATTGGTAACAGTGCTTATACTGCTATGCATATCTAAATCCTTCAAGAATACAAGTGAAGCATGCTTTAATCATCGAACTCAAAGCACAATGGCTATGGCTACTCCATGTGGAGTGCAGTATCAACATTATATGTGGTACAATCCTAGCAACTATCATTTTGGATATCAAATTGTTGGAGAAGGATTACCACTTATTGGTAGGCCTGTGAATTATGGACCACCGTACATGCCTAAGATACCTGTGGACAAAGAGAGACTAACTGCAAAATCGGTAAGCTTTTTAGACGATCCAGATGCTTATCATTTTCCTATCGATCCGTTATCATTAGATCAAGAGGTGACGATGGAATTTGCAAGAGAAGCTCTTAGGTTTAAATTAAATCGTATGTTCGAAGAGATAGTGGTGGATGAGTCGTTTAATGATTTTGCAATGGGGAGATGCGCAGGATTGGATATAATAGGAACTGTAGCATAAAACAGATGGGGAGAAAGAACATGGAATGGAAAAAGGCTTTAGTGGCAGTATCATTAGGAGTGATAGTAAGTTCTGGAACTTTAGGTTTCTCATATAGTGTTGAAAGCAAGAAGTTTGCTCCATTCGTAAAAGTTAAGAGAGCAGAGATTGGTAATGCGGGAAAAACAGAGATGACAATGGCATATGACTTCGGATATAAGATTCTAAGTGGGGCAATAGAGAGAACTGAGATGGATATTAGAGGCGGATTTGGAAATCCTTTGGATTTCGTACCTAAAGATGATCTTACTCAATAGGAGCTGAAAAATGACCTCGAAACTTCCTTCTGTTACAGAGATCTGCTGCCTTCACATAGATAGGCATTGGTTTCCACCTGGGTGCGCTGAGAGAGGATCTAAGGTGCACTCATGGGCAAATCACTTTTTAAACAATATTTGGGATCCATTTGTAGAGGAAGAGTACCCAAACTATGTAACAGGACTTAAAAAATGGTTTGAAAATAACGAAGCTAAGATTATTTTCGGAGAAGGCAACTTAATTAACAAGGAATCTGGATTTAGAGGACATCCTGATTTTGTAGGAACAATAAAAGACGAAGATGGATTTGGCCTGATAGATTTCAAGACATCTAATTCTGTACAACCCTGGTGGAAGTTACAACTTGCTGCGTACGCAAGCTTAGCTGAATGTAATAAAGAAGAAATAGGAATAGATAAATTGTCATGGGTAGCTTCTCTAAGCGTTAACAAAGAAGGAGAAGTTACATTTAATAAGTATGATAAGAAAGAGATAGATAAGGAACCGCTGAAGAAGTTTATGAACATGTTGTATTTTTACACTAGGTGGTATACTCTTTCTAATAAAGAGGACAATGAGTTCACAAAAAGTATGAGCTTATTATCAAAGAAGTTTGGACTATCTACACAACAATTATTAGCAAATTATGTTAGGTATAATGCTGTTCACCATAAATCACATTTCAACAAAGTAAAAGGAGCTTAGTATGTCAAAGTTAGAAGATTGGTGCAATGATAAAGGTCTGAGCCAACAACAGAAAGTGGAAGTGAAAAAACATATAAGAAAAGACGGAGGAGAGTCTGTAAGAGATAAGAAGCTGTTTGATTTCCTATCAGAAAAAACACCACCAGAGCTAGCAAAGAGCAACTATTTGTATATGAGCTGCGATGCTACAGTTAAAGTAGGCGGAGGACCTAACAACGGATCCGAAAAGAAACCAGAAAATAAATAGACACATTGCCCGCTGCAATGCGGGCGTAACAATAGGAGGAACACATGAAATCTATAAGCATAACTAGAATAGAAGATATTGAGAGATTGGCAGAAGGTGTAGCTAAGGGATATGCAATAGCAAAGAAGATACCTAGAAGAGGTGATAGAGTACCTGACGAACTCACAAAGAAAGAATACGTATTCATGACAATGGTAATGGGATTAGAGATAGGTATGAAACCTATGCAAGCTCTTCAAAACATAAGCCTTATAGATGGAAAACCTGTCTTGTGGGGAGATGGAATGATAGCAGTTGTTAGAGACTCTGGCGAGTTAGAATCTTTCAATGAATCATACTCAAATATTGACTATGATTCAACAAAGATGACTAGAAAGCAACTGTCAACAGATGTTTATACTGATGACTTCTGTGCCATATGTAAGATAAAGAGAAAAGGGTATGAAGAAAAGATATACAAGTTTTCAGTAACAGACGCTAAGATAGCTAATCTGTGGTGTTTTACTACTGATGTTAAAGGTAAGCAATACACTCCCTGGTATAAATATCCAAAAAGAATGTTGCAGATGAGGGCAAGGTCATGGGCCTTAAGAGATACTTTTGCTGATCACTTAGCTGGGTTCTCTACAGTAGAGGAAACAAGGGATATACATCAACAGTACGACGTTGTTGCTGACAATACTCCAGATGACGTTATAATAGAAGCAAAAGAAACAGTTACCAAAGAAAAACCTAAGAAAAAAATAGAGAAAAAAGAAAACAAATTGACTGATCCTACAGGTAGTGGTAGAGAGAAGGAAGAAAGAATTAAAGAATACGTATCTCACCTAGCTAAAACATTAAATAGAAAAGAAGAAAACATAGTCGAAAGAGCTAACAAGAACTTTGAACCATTCTACTCAAGTTATTCAGATTGGTCTGTAGGAGAGTAGCTTTATGGTGATTGATGAAAGTCTTTGGGAGGAGACATGAGCAAACTTACATGGTCAAAATGGTTTTGGGATGCACATTCAAAGAGCTGGAGAGGGCATCCCTTATGGATGGAAGGTGCATGGATGAGGGTGTTGGAACAATTGCATTCGTCTAAGGAGACAGGGGTCATGTCGAGACCCATTAACTCTTGGGCTATGATAATAGGTTGTACAGAAAAAGAAGCAGATGAGTTTATAAAACATATAGATAAATATGACCTAGCTTCTGTGGAATTTGGTGATGACATTACAATATCATCAAGAAGAATGATTAGAAATGAAGAAGAAAGAAACGGTACTGCTGATAGAGTAAGAAAACATAGAGCAAAAAAAGTAGAAATAAAAACAGAGGTCAAGGAGAAAAAAGCTACAAATAGTAAGAGCTCTGAAAGAAGATCAGATATGCTTAAAAAACTTAGAGAAGCATATCCACAAAATCGAGCGCATCTCCAACCTTCAACACAAAGAGAAGAATTTAAAAAGATAATGATTGAATGCTCTAAGAATATTGCACCAAACAATAAAGAAGTAGAAGAGATGGCATTATTCAAAAAGATACAGACACGTATAATGACCATGAGTGACACTAGTGAGTGGACAAAAGAAGACGGTAAGTTTGTTCCAGGTCTCGGCAACTTCTTAAAGTCTAGGGCATGGGAAACAAGTCATGTTATAAAAGCTGACGTAAAGAAGATAAAAGAACACGAAACTAATAATCTTTGGGGGTAGCTATGAAGCTTGATCTGTTTAGCAATGGAAAAGGATCTTGTTGCAAGTGTGGAGCAGAAACTGAATACAAATTAATAAGATATTGCGAAGAATGTTTCGAGTCAGAGCAGAAACGAATAGACTCAGAGGAACGGATACAAAAGAGATCAATGCTACTTTCTTCATCAGGAATTCCTAGAAAGATGAGAGATAACGGATTAGACTCATTCTTGCCGACTTATAATCAAAAGAAAGCAATAAGCTTATTAACAAATCAGATAGAATCATATGGCACCGAAACTAGTTGGCAACTTCCTTATCTATACGGATCTCCAGGCACAGGAAAAACTCTAATAGCTATAGCTTCTTGTATTGAGTTCATAAACAGAAGAAACGCAAGTGTTAAGTATATACATGTTCCAGATATAATGATAGATAATGAGTTCTATAAAGAAAATAAGTCGATGATGCAGTCTTGTCAAATGCTTGTGTTAGATGACATAGGTCACCATAATACGAATCAATACTCTATAAATATGTTATACAATATAATAAATTATAGACTAATGAATCAGATGGGAGTAATGATAATAAGCAACTTTTCTGTAGAAGAGCTTACATACAAGTTAAGCAAAGATAATGATAAGATAAATGATATGACATGCGTTGCTTTAAGAGATAGAATAATGGAAATGTGCTTACCAATAGAGATAAAAGAAGAGAACATAAGAATTAGAAAAGCTATAAAAAGAACAAAAGATAGATATAAACACTTAGGAATATAATGAAACGTATTTTCTTTATACCTGGACCATTGCCGTCTATGAATGAGATAATAACAGCAAGCTCAACAGTTCTAAAAGGCGGCATAAGGTTTGGTTCTAAATATTCAGTAATGAAAAAGAAATGGCAAAAAATAATATCAGATATAGCAATATCAGAAGGAATAAATCCTGTTGTAGGTACCTACACTTGTAGTTTTGATTGGATAGAAAAGACAAGAAGAAAAGACCCTGACAATATATCTGTTGGAGTTAAATTTATCTTTGATGCACTTGTAGAAGTAGGGATCCTTGAGGGAGACACCTGGAGATTCAACAAAGGATGGGCAAATACTTTCTCTACAGGAAAAGCACCAGGTGTAACAGTTCATATTTATGAATATTAACTGGAATGAAATCGAAATGTAATTTCATCTGCTAGGAATACTACTATGTCGAACCATTTTATCTCCTGTGCAGACGTCTCGCCATACATCCATCCTCCCCGTGATTTAATCTGACCGTCTATATCTGAGAATCCCATCGAAAATCTCGTAGTCACCCTATTATTGGTTAAGAAAGGCCAGGGTAGCCACTCAATAATAAATTTATTAGCAATGCTGTAATCCTTTGCAATGGGGTGACTGTAAACATGGAAAAGCTCTAGGCCGCTGTACAGAGACGCAAGGTTAATTGCTTGTATTGCAGTGTCGTACTCTGGCGGCCATAACCTATTATCATTTCCAACCCTTCTGTCGTGGTTTACTCCTTCTTCAAATGGAGATTCATGAAGTGACATGTAGTAAAACCCTATGCCGTACGGTTGCAGAGCTGTTTTGTAATAACTACCACCTCCATTAAAGTGTAGGGAAGCATTTATAGCAAGTGAGGTAAGCGTACTTGAATACCCCGAGTAATCACCTTGAACTATCCAAGTCATACTAGACTCCTGGTATAAAACCTATTGTTATGTTACCTAAAAGAAAAACAGGTGTCTGATCCGACGCTATTGTTATTTGATCAGACAGCTTACCAAATCCACCTGCTTTGTCTGGGGTTTCCTGCTCAAAGGCGGCCAACCCAAAAGCATATCCCTTGCACAAAGTTGAAACTCCAGTGTTATTTATAAGAGCTATGTCTTTTATATTGCTTAGTGCAATATAAAACGGGCTGCTTCCACCAGTGTCTATGGAAGTAGTCGACCCGATTCCGAAATATTCTTCTGATAAATGGTTAGTGTTCATTAAGGAAGTGCCAGTAGGAAGGTTCGAGGCTCCTGTTGGAACAGTCTTGTCAAATGTATCATAGGTTGTAACTCCCGATGTAATGTATTTTCCAAACTCGAATGGAAGGTTGGAGTTGTAAGGCCAATCATTTGGAAAGTACGATAGATTAAGAATCCAATTTACATAATCCATCTCTACAAAAGAAACGTTAACAAATCCAGCTGTTACTGACATAGCACAATCCCTCACTAATAATTAATATTAAGCGAACCAGGAAGATAAATTAAAGTCCATCCCTCTATTAGATAAAAGATATCTCTGAAACCAGCAACAATAAAAAATTGCTTATTGTCTGGATGCTCTACTGGAGCGCGCTCATGAGAAATAAACTCCTGCTCAATTTTCGTAGTCTCGAAAAAAACAGGAAATTCTATTGAGTAACGATTAGCAAATATCAAATTCGCGCTACCTGAATCTGTTGTAAGAAACGAATTACTAGCGATAGCCATATTCACATCTCTGTAATTTGTTGTTTCTTGCGGAGGAGACGTTTCGGATGGAACTATAAAGGTATAAGGTAGGTTAACGTCAGTGTCGGAACTCTCAAGGTGCAGAGACACTCTCCAGCGTTGAGGCGAATACGAAGGAATTCCCACATATTGAAGAAGCGTCTCAGTAGGCTGGTTATCATACGCGTAATCATTTTGTGTCCTCTTTAAAGCATCCATAAGCATAGCATCAGAAAACGCTTCCATAAGTAGTCCTTGTACTATATAAATGTAGTAGTGGTTATTGAGAACGACATTATATCTTCGTTCGCAAGGAAGATTAATCTCTGTCCTGTAGCCATAGGTATTGATGGGACTTCTACTCCGAATAAGAAATACTCTGGGGCTAGTGAAACTTTGTCCGCCCATATCCCTAACTGTATTATTGCTCCCCAATTAGCTGTAGGGGTGAATGAAACATTTGTTGGTATATTGACACTAAATGTAGGATTATAGTCTGGGGCACCTGAGTCAGAGTAGTTAAATATGAGATCTCCTTGAGTGAAAGTAAGCAGGCCTGGTTCATAACCATCCAAAAGTGATGGCTCAAAAAAATTGTTACCATCTTGTTTACATGTGGTCTTGCTAAGCCTTATATATCTTGAGTTCCAAGGACATTGGCGGCTGGTGTACTGATTCCCCCTGGACATAAAATATAGCGTTTCTCTCATCAAAGACTCTGACATTCCATTCATTTTAGCTCCTATTCGTAACAAATAATCTTACAGAACCAAACATTAATCCCAAATCATATCTGTCGTCGTATATATATAATTGCCCTCTGTACACACCAGTTTCTAAAGGCATATCGTATCTGCCTGGTGTAATAACTACAACACTAGGTATTGTTTTCCAACTAAACATACGAGGATATGTGTCAGAATCGATAGAAGCTCCATTAAGCAGATCAATAGAAACCTTTTCTACAGACGAAAGGTCAATTTCTTTATCACAATCAAGTAACCGCACTGACGTGCGGTTATCAGACTCAATAAATACATCAACATTGCTAGTATGAGTACTAGACATAGATAAGCCTCTATTAGGTATTTGACAGTGTAATTTGGAAAGCACCTTCTAGAAAAACTGGAGTAACACCAGATACAATCTGTTTCTCTGGAACTATAGCTCCACCATAGAGCATGTCGCCAACACTCTGAGCTGAAACAGTTGTCATTACAAGTGCTCCACGAGCATATCCCCAATCAGCAGTAGCTGTAGCAAACGTTATTTGCCCAATATTGGATACTAGAAACAAAGTCGCTGGTGTTCCAGGCACAGACCAAGAAGGCTGAGCACCACCTACTGCATTTACTGCTTGTCTAGCATAGTCACCAACACCAATTGTGAACTCTGTATTCAAATTACTTCCATCGGCTTGTGGAATTGCTGTATAAAGTGCAACATACCAAGATGTTGGTGCAGTAAGAGTTCCTCCAGTAATATACGCCTGAACACCACTAGCAAGAACATCAGCATAACCATTTAAAGCGGCCATGAAAAACTCCTTTTTTTATTATATCGTACAAAGATTAAAAGCTTCTAAAGAAGGATCAGATATATTCCCCAAAGTTGAGTATCTAAGATCCGTAACAACACTAGTAACATTACCACAACTACATTCAAAAGCAATAGATAAATCAGAATCAACAGATGTTCTTTGAGCTGCCACTATCTCTATTGAATAAGCAGGACCATCGATAACTACTGCAGACTCATTGACAGGGAAAGTAGCCAATGAAACTTCTCCGATATCTCTTTCTGGAGACTGAACAGAAGCACTAGCAGACTCGGCATTAATATCTATCCTAGTATATGCTGAAATACTATTTCCAACATGTGTGGCAGAGCTAGCTAAAACATTAATATCTGATTCTGCCTCAACTTCAACAACAGAAGGAGAACAACCAGAAGAAGAATTAGCTGATATTGGAATTGGTTTGTCTAGTTCTATTAAATCTGTATCAACAGAGACTCCAGAAACTACACTGTCAATCGTAGTAATATAGGAAGAAACGTCAATGTAAGTATCAACAGAAGTTTCTTGGTTAATTAGTTCCGTGTATATTGGTACAAATTTCTGTACATCAAGAGCTACACCATTGACTTGATCGCACATTGTATACAAAGAAGCCCTAGATGTTAATATAGGTGACACAGAGCACGTAGTTTGTGCATCAATAATGATATAACCTGTTGTAAATATAGCAATGTCACATTTTGAAGCCTGCTCGTAGTTAACGTCAGACAATGAAAGATCAAAAAGCATATCAGATACCCCTGAGCTAATTTGTTTCGCAGTTATAGAGAATGGCTGTGGAACGTAAAGATTTGGATCTGCTCCACTGCTTACTCTAGTTTCAGAGGAGACAAGCGACTGCAAGTACATCCCTACAATATTAAAACCTGATATTTGATCTGCTCTAACACTATGGAACGAATCCTCTCCTATAACCATCGAAGCAGAAGTCCTGCTGGCTACCCAAATATCGAACCCTGAGTTTAAAATAGATGAAAAGGCTAAAGAAGTTGAACAAGCAACGGCGTAGTTAGTATTTACAAAAGCAGTCAATGACGTTTCGGATGAAGATTGACATTTGGTGTATAATATCTCCGTTCCTTCTCCGAAAATACTTAGTACTATATTGCTTCTACTATATGATATATAAATATCGCTGGCAAGATGTGTAACCATTGTCATTGCGTTACCATCGCACAAGAATGAAGAACCAGAACTAGGTGTAAGATCTAAGTACGAAAATCTTAACAATGAATCATACTCTATAGTAAAAATACTATTACTGTTGCAAGAGCAAGATGAACCTTCCATCAGCACAGATATAAACCCAGTTGAGGTCTTCCCTGCAGTTGTTGCAAGAGACTCAGCAGCTGCATAATCAGCAGACGACGTACTAGAGTTTATTGTTGTAGGTCTACCAGCATTAATAGATAAATATGTGCTTGATTCTGGAAAATACAAGTCTCTAGTGGCTCTGGATGCAATACCAGAGACATATATATTGTCTATTGTGTGTGCGCCACCATTATCAAGAAAATATATACTAACATCAGTCATGTCTTGGTAGTTAATAGCTGTTAAATTAACACATATAGTATGAAACTCATCTGTCCATGATGGTGCGTTGCTTACAAGTACACCCTCTATTACCCTAGATGTATAAGTACCATAATATGTATTAACAGCTTGTATAACTACATTTACTTTTCCACTCTGTTGCAGTGAAGACTGTATACGAACCCTGAACTGCACAGCCTTGTTAGTTTCATTTGAGTCAGTGCCTTTTTTTGGAAATAGCCTGAACTTCAACTGCGTTGACCCAGGTATTATTGCTGTAACTGGTACTTGTAATAATGGAGAGCCTTCCGGCCTACTTGGTGTCTGAATCTCATCTAATGGCTGATATTGAGGAATAGCAGTTAAGAATCCAACAGCCCTAGAATGAGTAGAATATGGGCCGTCCTCATTGAAATGATGTATTATTAGAAGATCGCTTTGTATAAAAGTTGGTGATGAAGAAGAACGGAAGGCCTGAATGAAGTCGTATGATGTCTTCGTATGCTCAGGTTCTCCAACAACACTATAGTACGTCCTTGGATAAATCTGTAAATAAGCCACTCTTACACTTTCCTTTCTGCTACGCTGACGACGTAGCAAGTCCCTGAACTGTTATAAACGCAGGAACAGCAGCTATTGTCCACTTTATTTGCCAGTAGATATCCTTCCACAAAGACGCGCCACCATAAAGTAGTATTTCTGGTGGACTCCAAGATCCACCTATTGTTGTAAAGGGAAGAGACCCGCCAGAGAACTCATCGTCAATCATAAGCCTAAACGTTACAGCTTCACCGAATGCAGTGTATACTCGTATAGCGCTTCTCACCGAAACGCCTGTCTCAAGAAACGATTTTGCCACCAACCCGGGTACGTTATGATATACCTCTCCTGGAAGTCCTGTTGTGTTAAGAGTATAAGTGGAGCCTCCAATTGGCTCACACGGAAAAGAACTTGGAAGTATAGGCGTTGTCATACAATAACTCCTTTTTATCGCTAAATCATTTCACTTACGTTATGACCTGTTACCTTAATAGTACCAAATGTTTTAGTACCCCAATCTATTTCCCATTTCAATTCTTGCCACGACGTACCAACTACTGACAAAGTTACTTCTGGAGACCAAATACCACCCAGAGCAGCGAAAGGTAGCGAGTCTGCAGATGTCTCAGCCCCAACTTTTAGCCTAACATTTATTAAGTCAGTGAAGTTGGTATTGACATATATTCTACCTCTGCAAGACATTCCGTCATAAACAAAAACAAGAGTTGACATTCCAGGTACTGGGATAAAACCACCACTTGGTCCAGATATAGAGATAGAGTAATCGCTTCCTCCTATGTAACTACAAGGAAAACTAACTCCAGCACCAGATCCAGATCCACAAGTTTGTAGAGTGCATGAAGCTGGGTCTATATCCTCACCCTCAACTATAGAGCCTTTTCTAACCGTATCTTGGATGATTATCTCATTGTCCTCAACATTAAACATGGGAAGCCAAGACGAGTTCAAGTCATTTCTTACCTTCACAATGTTGTTGCTGTTATCTGCCCAAAATTGAAATGGCACAGGTACAGCTGGCCCGCTAGAACTAGAGAAGACCGTTCTTAATGCCTCGAAGTTAGAGTTTATATTGTCCATATCATCTAGGACTACGTGAGAAGGATCGTATGGATCGGGATAGTAAGTATTAGACATAGTGTATTACCTTCTGTAACCATAAAGTTGAATAGGCCCAACCATTGTGTAATGGCCTAACGAATCATCGTCTATATAGATTTTTACCTTAACAAATCTTGCAGTAGTGGCTATGTATCTTGTTTCTGCTCCCTCAAATTCTTCATAAGGGCCACCTGGAGTAGTAGACGCTAACAACGACACCCTAACTCCTGCTGGCCGTACGGCATTAAGAGTTGCGTTGTTCCAAGTCCTTATATCTCCTGTCGTAAAACAAAAATTCCACGACCTGTTTCCCACAGGACTCCTTGAACGACAAACTCCATTCCAAGTACGATCAGTAGCGTAATAACGACCTACTGTAAAAGAAGCATAAAAATAGGTCTGGTTAGTTCCAGCATAGCCAGAAGAATACTCTGGAGAAATATAAGTTCCTGCAAAAGGATACGCTGTGTTCTTTATGAGTCTGAGAGTAGGAGTTCCTGGAGCTACATCCGAAACAGTACCATAATGAGTTCCAACAGTATAAAATACGGTAGTATTCAAAGTTTGAACCCATGGAGACAGGAACGTTTCTATGACTACTTCTCTACTTATAGGCGCCTCACAGTATACTCCATCTATAGTTGAGTTATCTCTTTTTGTAGCTGCCCAGAAATTATAAGTTCCAGGCCGTAGACTGTTAACTGCTACCTTAGATTGAGAGGCTGTGGCTAATGGAAGTGACATGGCATTGCCGTAATCTTCTTGACCTGGCTGAGCAGACCCTACCCTATAATCCCAAAGCTGAGCTTCAGCAGACTCACCACCCACAGAGTCTATCTCCATAGAAAAAGTATTGCCATTAATATATATCTCGGTAGGACAATCAGGTCTAACGTCTCGTGTGCTTCCTATCTGATATTGCACATATGCAGCGTCATCATCGTCTTGTCTTACGCCTATTGTATTAACAGACACCATCTTGAAGTAATAAAAAGTATTTTCTTGAGCTGGATCTATAGTAAAGTCATCACTAGAATTAAACAATATATACCAGTCATCGTCTTCTGCCGTCTTAGAATAAACCTCTACGTAATCAAACCATGGATAATCAATTGGCTCGTCAAATCTAATGTTTAATCGTATATATTGTCTGTCTTGATTTATATAGCTAACCTCCTCAAACGTTATATTCCAAACAGTAGGGGGTGGATCAGTTATGTTTGGGATATCAACAACATACGATGTAGTTAAATCTTTATTATATATAGAATCATACAGGTCATAATCTTCAAGTATAAGAGAAAGATTCATCAGTCCATCAGATGTGATACTGCTTTCTTTAACTCTTACAAGCTGGCCTTCTAAGCCAAGTTCAGAAGATCTTAAAACTCCTACATCGTTTATGTCGAGCTCTATTAGATCGGCTCTAGCCGTAAGAGAGATAACCTTATTAAGCCTGTTTCTCTCAAGGGTGTATCTTCCTAGGTCAAGAGCTAACCCTCTGTCAGAGAACGCATTGAATACTATCTGTTGGATGTTACCTTTCGTATCTCCTACTGGAATATCGTCTAAAGTCCAATTATTTTTCTTGTTGTAGTATTTTACTAACATTCCATCTGGTATGCCGAAAGAACTAGGCTGTGACACAGATATAATATCATGTCCAGAAGGAGTCCTGGCTATCACATCGTCTGCTATAGAGAATATAGTCGCTTCGTACCTTAGGTCAGTATATGTTAAATATATCTTTCCAGCAAACCACGAAAGAGAACCACGAAAATGGCTTAGTATGGTGTCTATAATGGATTGTGATCGCATCTGAGACCCAACATAATAATCTATAAAGTATATTGGTTTACCAGAACAAGGTTCATCTATGTCGCAATAATCAGCTGTTGATTCCCAAGTGGAACCAATGCCTGTATCGAACAGAGAAGTGTCCCATCCAAGACCGTATCTAGTATTAGTCATATAATCATATAGAATAAGTGCAGGATTCTGGCTCCAGGAAGTTGTTGAAACCCTGTAATCAAATATCTTTATACCCTTCATTACTACTGTTCTTGATGGAATTCCAGTGAATATTTTTGTGTCGAACTTTATCTTGAACAATAAATAAGAAGTATTTACCATAGGGTCGGTGAACTTTCCACCAAGCGCTGAGGATATGTTACTATCTACAGCCTGAGTATTTGTGCCTGAATGAAACCAATATTGTATTATGCCAGACTTATATTTAGAGGCAAGCCTTTCATTGATAAATACCTGATCTATTCCATTCTTATCCTGAGATATTCCTTCACATTCACCCTCTCCTAGGCAGTGAATAATGTATATATATTTTGTTCCTGTCTTTGATACTTCTATGAACACGTCGTTACTTCCTACTTTGTGCTCACCGTATATAAGAGGAACGGTTCTTTGAGTAGTGCTTGTATTTAGCTTTATATTGGCCAAAGCGTCAATGTGATTTCCTGCATCACTTCCAATTATTCTAGAGGCAACATATGATCCTAGCATACCAGCACCAGCTACTATAGCTGCGCTAGATAATCCGCCAAGCCCAATAGCTCCAGCAATACTTGATGCAGCAATTTGTGCTCCTATCGGGATTGCAGCTGGCATTTATAAACCTCTCCTATCTCAAAGTTTCTTTTTCTTTCTACCACACAGCCATTTGTATTGCTAACAGTAATAATATACCCATTTCCACAGTCTATACCAATTGCTATGCTACTATCGTCACACCCAATTACTACAATATATCCAGGCAAGCTTTTGTTGTTAGGTTCTTTAGTAAGAAAAGTAGATAGAAACTGTTGGAACTTATCCATTGTCCCCTCTGGATCATCGACATACCTATCACAGTAGTTATTTCTAGTAAGTCCTTCGTATTCTTCTGGGAACTTTATGTCATAATAGGAGAAATAATCCTCCAACATCTTAAAACAATCAGTATGCTTAGGATCGCTAGAGCCAAGCTCGTACTTCTTGCCTATTTGCGAATAAACAAACCTAGATAGTAATCTACTAGCGCCTACCATATGGCCACCTCATTGGGTTCTTATATGTTTTGATTTCTTCCTTATCTTCTAAGCTCTGTGTCCATCTAAATCCACCAAAATTGTCTTCGTTGCTAAAACCTTCGCAAGTAAAGTACGTTCTGTCACACATATTTTCATCTCCTGCATATTTGCATTCAGAACCCTTGAAAACTGTCCATCTGCAACTACCAGAGAAAACATGCGTTGTTATTTTTGTCCATTGCACAAAGATAGAGGATATTTTGCACGATAACTTTGTTGGACTATACGACCACTCACTAATACTTCCTATAAAAATATCTGTAGCACCTAATATTTCATAATAACTGTCTAGAACAGCTATCGTTATGGTAGTTTCTACACTTCCAGGGGGTTGAGTAGAAATAAATGAATATATTGCTCTATCCGTATCGTCAAGTTTCATCGAAACGTTGTCTACTACAGATGAAGCACCATATTTTATAGTATCAAATGCCATACCTCTAGGGTGGTACAACTCACCATTATATGCTATTCCACAATCCCACGTTGTATAATATATTTGATTTACGCCATCGTCTATCTTAACAAGAACGCAAGGTCTGTATTCCTCTGATGCAAGTCCATCTATAAGGCTTTTGCTTATGTTTCTCATTAGGTTAACTCCGATTGCAACCCTATTAATTTAACAGTCATATCCGATGCTATACCTTTTTCTTCACTAAATCCAACTGACTTATCATCGAACCTGGCCTTTATTCTGAGTCTTCCAGTAAATGAGAAGAAATATACCTGGCCTTTGGAGCCAGAGTTACTTAGAAATGCCTGATCTCCACCATCAGGGCCAGTACCAAAAGACAATACGTACTCATACGGAGATGTAAGAGACACGTTTCCTCTTCTTAGTTTAAAAGACTCACTGTCTTGTAGCCCCTTGCAAGGAAGATTTATTACAGTTTCACTACCAGTACTTGTACCAAAAGCTTCATCATAGTAAGTACGTTGTTTAGGAAAAAAGAAAGAAAACGAAGTAAAAGGACCGTTCATAGACCTATAGAACTCCCAAAAAGAGAGAGCTTGACCCTCAGTTAGCCTTTTATAATATATTGTTACATTCCTTCTAGGAGAACTCCATATCTGTCGCCTAACCTCTTTGCCAGAAGCAAAGTCAGTTTTTAGAATAGGCTGAGCAGCTGTATAATCAAAAGGGATTACACCTGGGATTCCTGTTATTATATCTGGATATATAGGTAAACTAGGATAACTCATACAGCACCTCTAAACGCAGCTATAAGTCCTCTGTCTCCGCCCTGCAAGGCGTCTGCTATAGGAGCTACAATTGCACTTGGATTATCTCTCATTAATTCAGATAGCGATCTGCTGTCTAAAGCGTTGATGCTTACATTAACTATGTTTGTACCACTAGGCTGATCAGGACTTGAAGTCTTTTTCATTGGAACCACAGCCTCTCTCCCTTCCTCTCCAAATGTGTATCTGGTTCCAGAAGAAAGTCCTATGCCTGCTACTGGCTCTGTTATCATTCCACCGTCAGCAAAAGCTTTTGTTTGTCCTTTGAATCCACTACCTAAGAATGAAAATAAAGTACTGAAAAATCCACCACCAAAATCTCCACCTTGTTCTTTAACGTCAAGAAAAGATCTTAATGCTTCCATCAAAGGCTTTACTACCAATGCTTGATGAACTATTCTCATCATATCTTTTAGAATAGAGTCTGCAAAGTCCTTAAAAGAAACTTTACCACCAGTGGCCCATTCTTGCATAGCACTAAGAGTAGAGTCTAGAGTGTTATCGAAAAAGTCTATTATGTCTTTGTTACGCTCTTCGAATAGACGCTTCTCTTCATTAAAAGCTGCCTGTTGAATCTTTATTCTTTTTTGCAAACCATCGTAATCTACTTCGTATAGCTTCTTTTGCACCTCTTCCTCTATTGAAACGATTTCTTTCCCTACATTATTATATAGTTCTGAAAGTCTGTCTAATTCTTGTACAGTTCCAGCCAATAAAGATCCAGCATCAAATCCATGTGTTACAGCGTCTAACAATCCTGTAGCAGTGTTAGCCATTAGTTTTAACGATTGAGTAATCAGCGATTCTTCACCCAAGAAAAGTCTATTGAACTCAAACCATGCTGATTCCATTCGCCCAACAGCCGCTGCCAACGATCCGTCTAACTCTTCTAAGCCAGGGACAACTTCTTCATGCAACGTCTTAGCAAACATAGGGAGAACCTCTGATGAGAGCAATCCTGTGGTCATCATCATCTTGTTCATTTCCCTAATGTTAACTCCAAGCGCTCTAGCCATTATCTGTGCTGCACCTGGTAAATGGTCACCCAACTGTCTTTTTAATTCTTCTGACTGGACAACACCCTTACTCATCATCTGGCTAAGTGCCAAAAATGACAACTTAGTTGCTTCTGTATCCATTCTCAAAACAGCTGCTGCTTCTGCCACAGCCGTAAATACAGACCTTACTTCATCTACAGTCATCTTACTACTTTTAGATGCTGCAACAAATGTTCCGTATTCCTTAGCCAATACCTTTAGAGAAACACCTAGTCTATCCGATTCTTCTCTAAGATATGAAAAGGCATCGTCAGCTGCTGCGATACTGCCTGTAGCGAATAGAAGTTTTTTGTCTATAGACTCAACCTCTCTTGCCACTTTAGTCAACTTGGCTGCTGTTCCTATCGCTGCAATGCCAGTTATCATCAGCTTAGCTTTTAAGCCGAGAAGAGAATTTGACGCAGACTTGATGCTCTTCTCTGCTTGCTTAGTAGAGGATTTTACGCCTTCCATTCCTGAAACAAACTGTGACGCATCTATAGTGAATAATGCTTTTAAAACACCTACTATCATAGCTACCCATTCTTTTTATTTCTTAAACAAGTATTGTGGGTTATCATGTTCTTGTCCATTAATAACCTCTGCTGTTCCCATGTCTGTTTTTTAGTATCTTTTTTTCCACCCACCATGAAGTCTTTAGGATGAAAAGGTTTTGTCTTAAGAAGCTTAGGCGCAGAAGACAAAAGGCCAGCATTAGCTATTGTGGCACAAGTTAACGCATCTCTGTAGCTTTCCACAGAGTTTCCAAAAGGTTCTATCGAATAATATGCAATCCATTCAGTTAGCTCCCTGGAATCTATCCTTTCGGATAATTCCTTAACAGTGCACCCAAGAGACAACGCAAGCCTAAACATAAACAAGCGAGTTGGTGATTTTTCTATTTTTTTTTAACTTCTTCCTCTGTTTTTCTGGTCATCCAGTTTATTTCTAGGGATTTCTGAAACAACTCATGAACAACACGTCCATTCTTGTTGCCAAGTATCGATATTTCGTCCCTTGTAAACATAGGAGATCCACTGTCAGTCCTCAAAGAAGAAGCTAGCAGGTCGAGAGGAGCATCGTTATGTTTAAAATCAATAACTCCACTCTCTCCTGTATACTTTCCTTCAAATTCCAAACGATCTTTTGCGCTTATTACATAAAGTCTTACATGACCATCCCATTCTTTTACAAAAATCTCTACAAAAGATGAGTCGTCTACTCTAAGAATGTCGTCTTTATTTAATATCTTTCTTTCTTCCATATAAACCCCACGTTATATTGGTTAAGACAATGTACCAGTTGTTATAGCTCCACTTATAGTTAATGTTAGGTTGTAAGTCAACCTATCATCTAAAGGAGTGACTGGTGTAACATTGGTAACGTTAGCTTGAAATTCATGGTAATAATTATCAGGATATAGTAATCTGTAATAATCTATAGCTAAGGCAGGATCATCCTCTCCTATCTTAGAAAATAGCATTTCGTACTGTTCATTAACGTAGTTTACTCCCATTGTAAGACTTGATATAACGTACATTCCAGCTATCGTTTCTCTATAAAAACTAGCACTATGTCCAGTTACATCATATATGGCTCGTTCTACAGGAAGCTCTCCTATGTCATATACTTCTACTATTTCTTCCCAAAGAGTAGGTGGTGGACCACCGCTACCGATTTGGATAACAGCTTGTTTACCAGCTAATGCTGCTGTTGACATATATCACCTCTATGTTATTGTGGTTCTCATTGAATTAAAGTTAACAATATTCTTCGGTCTCATAGTGCCATCCTCTAACAAGCTTATGGGTCCTGAGTTTTGGAATATCTGTATATATCTATTGTAATTGATAGAATAGTTGGTGAGTCCATGTAAAATGTCCACTACCTCTTTTGTTCTATCATCACAGGATGCTCGCTCTCCCTTCTCACTCCTAATTGTTACTTGACAACTTGGGTAAGAATAATCCAAGTTAGTGATATTAGGCTGATAAGTTCCTGTGTTTACAACGAATATAACGCCAGAAGGAGAAGATGGCTGGTCAAGCCCAGCGAACAGATTAACACCTATTGTTCCGACTCCGTAGTCTTGTAAAATGCCAGCTATATCAATATCAATTAGAGCCATCTGCCATCCTTACCATTCTAGAGTCTCTCATTGCCCTTCTACTAAACGCTGTATTTATTCTTCTCTTAAGCATCTTGGGTAGCAAAGGAGTAATAAACCTTATTGCATTTTCTAGGAACTTAGATTCTCCTATCGGGTGTACGCTTGTCAGCACCTCGTGTACTGGCACTGAATAAGGAGCGTTGTAGCTTATTTCTCCAAATGCGCCATTCTCTCCGCTATACTTAACTACCTTTCTAGCAGATGCTCTCAGAAATCCAGTGTCTACAGGAGTTCTTGCCAAAGAGTCTCTCAATACCATTATCATAATCTCCTCCATAAAACTTCTATAGAGGTTAGGCATTTTGATTCTGGTCAATATGTTAATATTAGTGAAGAAAGTTTCTACACCTAGTAATTTTACCATTATCTCAAAAATGCCTTATAGCAAATTATTGTTTGTTCGCGTAAAGATTTAATAGTATCAATAGATATTATTTGCCTTGCTGCTTCTGGCGGACTAAGTAAAGTGGAGCCTGCGTACAAATATCCTCCGATTACTACATCAATAGATAGATAAACAACAGTGCTAGACACTATATGAGAACCATCCGAAGCATAAATAAGATTACTGACTTCCTCCCACTTAGAAAGAATGGTGGACGGAGAACTCCAGACATATCCACCATATCCATCTCTTGAAGGTGGACTCCAGTATGTGGCTGTTTCCCTTAGAAGATCTGAGTACCAAGACATATCAAACATCCGTTAATGCGACAACCGCAGGAGGTCTTCCACCTAAGCTGCCTAGTTTACCAGAAGGATCAAACATTATTGCTGTCTGCCCCCACATCGTGCTTCTTAGATTCACCATCGACGACGAAGTAGATATATGAGATGACTTACCGTACTCAATAGAAGCATCACCAACTTTTTCTTTCATTACCGACGTAGCAAACGTATCAGAAGATCCAGAACTCTTGGTGGATAGCATAGAGCTTTTTATGGCAACAAAATGCGCGGCCACCCAGCGAGTCATCTCTACTTCACTGTCTGGATCTACAAAGCAATCACGTGTTGTAGACAAAACTAGAGTAGAAGCTGCTGCGATTAATCCATTTATTTCATTGTCGGTAAGAGCAGTGTTTATAACTTCCCTTACCGAATTTGGTGTTATAAGCGACTGAAAAGACATAATAACCTTATACAGAACCGTGTACTACACCACATTGTCCATCATAATCTGAGTAAACAAATGGAACCATGATAGTAAGAACTTTCCAAGTATGTCTCCAGTTAGGTGAATTAGCTGGTTCCCAATCTATAACCTGCATTGGAAGCCCATTAATCATCTGAACCGTAGTGGAGTTCATTTCTACTAAAACAACATTGTTAGTAGCTAAATTACGACTTGTTCTAATTGCATTTAGACCGTCTATCTGGAGAGCTCTTTGCTCTATAGTTAGACCAGTTGGATATGTTCCTACAGCATAATCTTCGCTGAATCTTGCTCTATATCCACTTGGGATATAAAGGTTCCATGGACCATAATGATTTGCAGTAACACTAAGAGAGATCATTGCGATAATTTCGTTAATGATATCCTCTGGAGTAGTTGCAACATTAGCCCAATCAGATATAGTATCAGTATTACGATCTGGGAAGGTAGTGTACCCATAAAGAGTTTGGCCAGCAGCGGTATAAGAACCATTGAACAATGTTTCTTCTAGCATTCTTGATACTGCTCTTGTAGACTCTTCAATAAGAGTAGTTCTAAAAGGAATATTCTCTCTACGAGCAGACTCGATCTGTCGTTTTTCAACAGGGAAATCTTTGTAGGTAACAGGTAGAGGAACACCAATCTCGTCAAACAATAAGGCACCTGATTCTCCTCTAGTGTCAGGAGACATTGCCATCTTAGCTTCATTTACTTCTGACACTCTATCTCGCAAGTAAACACTTGAAGAAGTACCGTCAAAGTTAATGTTAGTATCTGGACTAGAAGCCAAATCAGCAATACCAACTAGCTCTGCTTTAGCAACAGCCAACATCCTATCGTCAATATATTTCCAGGCTCGCTCTGGTAGTGTGGAAAGTTGACGGTATTGAGCCATATTAGCAAAAGCCTTACCGCTTAACATTTCCATTCTTGCATTGTCACTCATATTATCACCTTATGATTTTTTTTATTTACAGAAACTTTATTTGTACCAATAAAGGGAGTTCTTGTCCAGGGCCGCAGAGACAATAATCTAGGGATATCCCTATGTGATGATGCCATGTTCCAGCAGATATATTACCTGGCATAACAGCACCAGAAACTAGACCAACTGGTTCACCAACATCAACTTCTTGTTGTGATGCAGATCCAAATCTCAGATATACAACGTCCCCAGTTCTTAGTCTACGACAATATACAATCTCTCCAATTTCGTACGGATCTACAAATTCTTTTCCAGCATGGAAATTTTCTATAGCAACAAATGCTGTGATATCCTCTTCATTTGATGTATTCCTATAGCACTTCCATTCGCTCATTGTTATTAAATGTCCAGGCAGAATTCCAGATTCGCCAGCAACAAACTCCTCAAGATTAGATGTACTCTTGATAAAAGATATTACGCTCGCTATAGCCATATCAGGGCTCCTGTTCGATGCCGTGCATTACTTCTTATTTAACTATTAATTTTGCTAGCAAACCGCCAGTAGCGAAAGTCTTGTTCTCTCCCATCAGTACGACTGAGTTGGCAATTGTTATCGTAGTAGAAGTAAATCTACCAGCCTGTGAGGATGTTCCAACTGGAAGTCCGAAAACGTGTGCCCCACTGTCATGCAAGATTCCCTGGAATAGATCTCCAGATCTAAGATGAACAGCGTAAACTTTGTCTCCTGTTTCATATGGGTCAGTAAGGCCCATACCCTCAGCTGTATTTTCTATAGCAATGATTATAGGGAAGGGCTCTCCTGCTCCTACTGGTGTTGATAGCTGAAAGTTACCGTTGTCATCATATTCTAGCAATGCACCAGGATATATATCACCAGCGTCTACGCTTGGTGCTTCCAGAAGCTTTGAATCGCTACCAACGTCAAGCAATATTGTATTTGGGCTAGTATTAGTTAAAGCCATTATTATTTATCTCCATTATTTAGCAAACAACGTAATTAGTTAAGTTGTTTTTTCTTGATTATTTTACAGCTACCACAACAAGTCTAGAGACAGCACCAGCTTCTATAGCTTCTTGTGCATAGCACATAGCATCGGCCCAAAGTGTTGTATTAGTAAAGGTACCGAGTGTAGTACCAGTAGCTTTTAGTCTCTGGCCTTGATCATAAGCACCAGGCTGTTTGAATCTTACTAAGCATAGATCGCCTGGCCTGAAATGTCTAAGAGGAACCATATCTCCAGGACTGTAAGCAACTTCAAGCCCATGCCCATTATCTACATCTTCAAGGGCTATCAACATTGGACTTATAGCTCCACCAACTTGTCCACAAGTATGAACAGAACCATCGGTAAGAACTCCATTGACTAGGCCTCTTTTGATATGACAAAGACTACCTGGATAAACTATCTCATCAGGTTGCTCCTCATCAGAAGCTGGTCCAGTTACTAGTGGCGTACTTGAATGAGCATAAACTATTATTGTGTTATATGCCATTATCATCTCCTAGAATAAAGAAGGAGCCTCACAACGTTTCTTGTCAGATACTTCCATGCCAGCCTGTAGGCTGTAATCAACCTTACGTTCTACTGCTTTTTCTTTAATAGCTTCCCCAACTAAAGAAGCAATGGCTTTGAGTTCTTTCGTTTCTGTTTTTTCTAAGAAGTTTGGACAGAATTTAACTTTCTCATAGCCATTGATTGCAACTACTAAAGCAGAGCGTTGCTCTTCTCTTTCTCTCATAGCATCTGCAATAGCGCCTCTAAGTTCTTCTGGAGCGGTAGCTAATACATCCTGCATTGTTACTGGGGCCTGTGGCTTTTCTTCTTTTGCTTCTACAACATTACAAGCATTAACTTCAGCTTTATCTTTCTTTTCTTCCATCTTGGTTTCCTTTTTAGCAAATTCAGATTTCAAGAGCCTGTTGGCCATCTTTTGGGCAGACGCCCTAGCACCTTCTGATATTTTAGCTTGTGCGCCCCTACCAGATAGCACCGCTCTCAATGCACCTTCGTTTAGTTTGTTAGTAGATGGGTCAACAACAGGGAAAAATATTAAATCATCGCTAGTCTTAGCTCTAGAATCACCCAATAATGTCTTCGAAGCTATCCAATCCTTAGCAGATGATGATAACTCAGTTACATCAGATGGTAAAACTTCTGGTTTATTGGCCTTAAGCTGGCCGTAGTAAGCTTTTATATATTCATGAAGGTCTTTACTAATATCTCCCCATGAAATACTCTCCACGCCTGAGTAAGCCGGCTTCCTAGAAACTACTCTAGTAGCGTTAACTAATTCTTTTTCTCCATTCATTCTTATTCCACATCCGTCAGACCAACTGCACGCACCCAATACATCGGGTAATACAGCTAAATGGTCACCAACAATGTTAGTCATGCGTTGTGTGTAATCAGTACCATTAAAGTTTCCCTTTTCATGGATTATATCTCCGAATGCACCTACGCTCAACTCTATTTTATCGCCTTGACGAATTTTGTCAACAATAAATTCACCTCTATCCTTATCTAACCATAGATCGGCTCGTAATTTGTTTCCTACCTGGTCAAACATAGCATTGAATACATATCCAATAAGTTGACCGTCTAGAACATAAGGAACATTACAAGAGGTGTTGCCAATGGGGTGATACAACGATACTGGTCTGCCATTCCATGTGTGCACGCTCTCAGATATGTCATCTCCATCAAAGTATAGAGACACAGGATCTTCGAAAGTACTAACAGCTGGAGTGAATGCTCCTTCTACCAACATGATAGATGGAACTATATAATAATTCTTACCAGCAAAACTACCATCGTTGATAATTACTTGGTCATCAAGGAAATCACAAGTGATAAGAACACTTCTTAACTCTGACTTCGCTGTCATGCCATCTCCTTATAAAAATTAAAGTTATGATTATATAACACAGTATGTAATCATTGGAAAGAGTTTATTTCAGTAGCCCTCGCGCGTATATAGAGAATACGTAGTATTCTTTATATACTCTTTCTTCTTTCTTCTACGTGTTACATCGCTGTTACATTTCTGTTACATAGCCGTTACATTTGCGTTACATAGATTCTATGATTCATAACTAACTGTATAAACTGTATATTCGTAACTACAGGATCCTGTACAAATACTGTGTTAATTGATAAAAAAACAACAAATATACACTAAAACACTACATATAGTACTTAACCATGACACCAGATGTAGCGCTTTAGTTGTTTTTACTGTTAAAATAGAGACAAGAAACGGACTTGTAACAAGTTTGTAACAACATTGTAACGGTAATGTAACACGAATGTAACAGCAATGTAACAAGAATGTAACAAATAACTGTAAGTATGTGTAATGCTTATACTTTAATTCAATGAAACGTAAAAGAGTCTCTTTCTAGTTTTAGACGATTACAAACAGATAGGAGCGATTACAAGTAAATATTGCAATTGCTCCTTAGAAAAGCTTTGTTTATCTGTCTTTATTTGATACAAGAGCGAGCATCTGTATAATATTGAATAGGATACAGATAGACGAGAGAAAACGTTTAGTTGTACATTCAGTATAACAAGTAACATCAGACAAAATGTATAGGGAAGTTGAAAATAAAGAAAGCATTATGATCATTCTTATATTAATCTTCATGCTCTAATCTTTCCTTCTCTTTCTCTTCAAGAGTTTCATTTCTAATATAAGGAAAGAACATAACAGAAATAACACCAGCTGAACAAATTAACAGGACGCCAAGAACAACATAGGCTAGTACGAATATTATATCTAGTAATGTACCCAATCTAATGTCTCCCTACTCTTATTTTAGCTATTTCCTCAGTATGTCCATATATATGTAGCCCTTTACTAGCCACTATCATCTCTCCGTCTAGTACGCCTATCTCGCTAGCCATAAACTCTTTAAGATATTGTATTCCGGCTAGATTAGCAGGTAGTCCAGCCCATGCCTCCCAAGACCTAAAATATATAAAAAAGTGAAGTTTGTTGTCTTGTATACGAGTATCTATGTGTCTTAAACAAGGAGGATCTACGAGCATGATATCCTCTATCTTTCCAACTTGCATTATGTTTTGGTTAGATCTGTGACCCTTCACCCTATATGATAATATTGTTTGGGATATCTGGTCAATCTTAGGCAAGCTCCTTTTAGATCCTACAAGCCTCTCTCCATAAGTATATTCTTCGTTGTCTGCTATACTGTTAGACATTATATATTCTACGTACGATCTTTCTACACCTTCTCCACCTTCTATATATTTAATGTCTACAGGGTTTGGTATTCCTAAGTGATCTGGTACTTGAGGAACCAAAGGAATAGTTCCAGGATGCTTAACTCTAGCCGTGAAGTAATCAAGCTCTATCCTATCTTCTCCTGCATACGAGCCAGAATCTATTTTAAACCTTCTACCTTTACTAACAAGCGCATGAAGACTTTGAAACCAAAGGTCTGGTAAGTCAGTTGCCTCAATATTAACTATGTTCATCAGGTACCCCTCCCCTAGTTTGGGCTTGTCTTTTCTATAACAAGCCCAAACCCTAATCTTTATATTCTAGAAATCCTTATTGAGCTATCTGTGGTAGGCGTTCCAGCATAAAGAGAAAAATTCTGCAAAGAGTTATTATGAAACAAGCCAATCTTGTACACAGTATCAGCTACTAGGGCAGAAGACCAAGACAAAACTACAGTCTTTGCGCCAATAGCAGTTGGTTCGTAGAAAAGGGAAGACCCGTATGCAGTGTTAAATTGGGTTGGAAGGTCGCCCGAATATATTTGACAAATTATATATGTTCCAGTGGTAGGGATAGCTGTTGTAAAATCAGAAGTAAGGTTTATGTCTATAGAGTATATCCCATCTGTCTTAGGTGTAAAAGTATTGTTTTCGACAGAAACGTTGTCGGCACAATCGAACACGGTACTAGCAAATGGAATGGTAGTATATACATCCTTAAGAGCTGAAAGGGCTGTAGTCCTTATAGAAACAGCCTCTTTAATAGCCTCATACACAACTCCAGTTGTTCCGTCAATTAGCAATGCGCCTGACACTGATTCTACATCGAAAGATATATCTCCATCATTGCCAATTGACACACTTGTAGATCCAGCTTCTAAAAGTATATCTCCAACATCGCCAACTGACACACTTGTAGTTCCAGAAATTAAAGATATCTCTCCGCTGTTGCCAACCATCACACTTGTAGCTCCAGCATCTAAAAATATATTTCCATTATTGCCAACTGACACACTTGTAGATCCAGCACTTAAAGATATGTCTCCATCATTGCCAACCAACACACTTGTAGTCCCAGCATTTAAAGAAACGTTTCCGCTTCCTCCGGCAAGTACAGTAGCATTCCCACTGCCAGTAGCACTCACAGTAACATCCCCAGTATCTTCTGCCAAAAAGTTTGCTCCGTTAGGTGCAGTC